GTTTTAGTACAGCACTCGTAGATAACAGTAGAGAGACATTGGGACTTGACCTCAACTGCCACGAACTCCTTATCAAGGAGATCTTTTTCCAACTTAGCCCGAAGTCTAGATGACATAATTATCTCCTTTACTCAAATTCTCTTTAGCCCACAAGGGTTGTAAATTGGTATATTTACAAGCTTCTTTAAATTGTTCAATATCAGAAAGGTCAAACTTACTTAAGGGTCTAATATGGTCAATATGCCAACCATCTATGGTCCAATTATCCCAACTCATACCAGGTTTAAACTTACTTTCTAAATGCTTTTTTAGTTCTTCAATAGTGCAACCAAGATCATCTACAGCAGAACCAGCTTTTTGACTGTTTTTAATGGCACCATTTAGACGCGAACGTAAAACATCAGCTAATTTATATTGCAAATCTGTTTGATAACGTTGCTTTTTATAACCTTTATGATAATCTTTGATTTCATCCTTATGGGTTATTTTATAAGTTTTTTGGTAAGTATCTATCTCTTCCTTATTTTCTTTATAATATTCCCTTTTTAAAGATATAATCTCTTCTTTATTTTCTTTATAATAAGTTTTACTTGCTACTTTTGCCTTTTCTTCATTTAATTTACGATAAACTTTATCACAAATCTTGCATTGAGGCTTCAATCCACTTTTCCTAATTTTATCTTTACCAAATTGCGTTTTAAACAATTGCTTTTTACATTTAGTGCATGTTTTCATATATTAGATATTCTCTATTATATTCGGATTCGTTGCTAACTTACTCTTCAGAGTCTTCAGTAAGCTTAGATTTCCGGCCGAGAAAGGCAAGTTCAGCCTTCTCAAGCGCCTTCCTTTGAAACTTTTTGACTTCATTCTGCATGACATTGGCCAAGAAGTCCGCTGCTGCTACTTGGGCAGACTCTCGCATTTGGCTTTTAACCTGATAATTAAAAACCTCTTTAAACTCTTTAACTAGCGCTGCCTTGAGAGGCTTAATCATCTTCTCAATTTCAGGTTGAAGGAGCTTGTCGAACTCTTCAGCGAACATACTCTTCACTTTATTAGACATGAATTCAGTGAGATACGAAGCTCGACCGTTGCAGTGATCTACTTCCCATCCATTGTTGTGCCAATTATTCTCAAATCCGACAACCTTAAGCACATTGCTTTTTAAAACAGTCTTGAAGTTATCTTGCAGTTCAGTATAAGCTTCATTAGCAAGCTTATTGATGTCGTTCTCAATCATCTTCCCAACACCTTCATCAAGAAGTGAGACTTCACAAAGATCTTCATCAGAAAGTCGAGTAGCTTCTAGACCTTTCTTTCCCTCTTTGATTTCAATAATAGTATCATCTAACTTCACCAAGGTTCGATTTTTATTAGGCATGTTATTTCTGCTCCACGATTCCATATAGACCAATAGAAGAGTTAATTGCTTCTACTTCTAGTTCAACTTTTGTATCATCCGTAAAGTAAAAAACGATTGTATTGCAACATGTTGTGTTAATACGCTTAATGGTTTTACCGACAAAGGACTTGTGTTTAATTAGTGACGGCATATCATCTCCGATTGTAACATTCAGTATAAGGTTCAGAGAATTCTGAATTTAGCATTTGACTCATAATATGAGGACACTTCCGGTTACGACATTCAGACCATGCCGTAGACATTTTAACAACGCGAAAAAGTTGTTCTTTACAATGAGGACAAGGTTTGGGAAAGTACATTACTTCAACTTTAACAACCATGCCACCTCCCTTAGCCTTTCTCCTAACATATATGTTTTGAAGAGTCTTTCACCTGCAAAAATATATTCTTGGAATTTAATTAACTTAAGCTCTCTAATAACCACCATAAACCTACGATAGGCCAAATTGGCTCTCATTTCTTTTGATTCTTTACCCATGAAACTCCCAATGGAGGAATTGAACCATCCACTTTCGCCCACCGGCATTCTGCGGCGACGTTCTGCGTTAAACTAATCGGGAATGAATTACTTGTTATTATCACTACCAAACGCTTCTCTTATTTTGTCTATTCGATTTTGTCTTACTTCAGGATCTTCCCATGAAGCTTTCGTGTTGGCAGCTTGAATATCTCTAGCTTCTTCACTAGACCATCGCTTCTTTTGCGCTTCTGAGGATCTTTCTTTAACTTCAGGATTAGCAAGTGCTAGCTTAGTAGTTTCAGAGATCTTAGCAGAAGAAGCTCTCACTGCAACTAAAGTTGTTTCCTTAGTTGCTTCAGTGCCAGCCTTAAATTTAGCTACATACTCGGGGTCTTGCCATTGGGCTTGTGCTTTTGCTCGAATCTTTGCTTTAGTTTCTTCAGAGTGACTATAATGTTCTTTTCCACCCGAAGTTACATTATACTTATTCTCACTATTTTTTTTAATTTCATCTATCTCAATCCTATCAGCTTCTTTAGGAGTTAAATCTTTGGCTAAAATTTCCCATTCGAAATTATCTTTTCCGTATTTAGCTAAAGCCTGAGTAATAGGCATACCATTGTGCTCTTTGCCTTTTACTTTTTTTCGAGCATTGCACTCATGGTCGCTACGACGTTCCGCCAATGTTTGGAACGTTTGTCCAATATAAATCTTACCATTGACTTTATTGGTGACTTTATAGACTATATTATCAATTGTGCCCATAAAGTCACCAATAATAACCTACTTACTTCTTATCTACGCCAGTTGCCCTACTCACCTTGATGTTGCTCTTCATGATACTGATGAGTTCAGGATGATCTTTGACGAATTGGTTGAGGAAGTCGCTCATGCGGCCCTTAGCAACGGCGTAACCACATCCCTTAATGAGGTTTGCCGTCTGGTCTGCCGGGATGATCTTGGCTACTTCCACCATCGTGTCCTCATCGATCTGTTCAGCCGTACAGTTCGCCTTCTTGCCACCGTATGCCTTGATAATGGTATCAACGGTGACGGGAATCATGTCGCCACGATAGCTGTCAATTGCGCAATGCTCCTTAAGCCGCTTGAATGCTCCCTTCTTGTCCTTCAGGATTTCCTGAGCAGTCACAGGTGCCTGGTCAAAGCAATACGAATGATACTCGTTACCAATATCCTTGCCCAGAATACCACATACCGTAATGCGATGAAGCATGCGATTGTTCTGGCTAAGACCGGCACGCTCAGCAGCATTCACCTTGCTCCAAGTTCGAGGTGAAACATACTTACCATTCTGGCCAATCTCCTTCGGAGTCTTATACACCCAGACACCATTACCAACGAAGCGCTGGATGTTTGCATCCCAGTTCTTGTTCTCCATATACTCCATAAAGGTGAGTGCGTCATACTCAACCTCAAATTCCTCGAAGCGATCCTTGAGTGCAGCATCCATTGCGTTAACATCATATTCAGACGAATCGGGGTTAATGCATGCAGCAACCATCCAACCCGGAGGAAGGGTATAACGGTGAACCTTGCGGTCAGTCAGAAGCTGCATAAGGCAGTTCATAACGCCCGTAGTTCCGCGGTTTGGCTCTTCAAGCAGGATAAGTCCTCGACCCGAAGTTGGCCAGAACTCAGGCAAACGATGCATAGTACGCTCAAGGCCATTGGCGTCCTTAGCCATGTCCGGAAAACCGATCAAATCGGGACTCTCGAGATAAGCAATACGTAAGTCGACAAAACCATACTCAGCATCGCTAACTCGCTGATCACCAACCCACTGTTGAACAATCATTGACTTACCCAAACCGGCGTCGCCAGTAAACATTGGGTTCATAACTTCACCAATTTGGTTGGCCTTAAGTGCAAGGTCAAGAACTGACTTAATATGACTAGGCTTCATTATTAACTCCAATTATAACAACGGGTTGTGTATCAATAATTTCAGAATATCTGAACTCGTAACCACAATACTTTTTACTACGACCATGTAAACAGTTACTTATATGTCCTTTTGACTTTAATCCTAAATCTTTTGTACACTGTACTGCATTTACCCACGAACCTATAAACACTCCATCCTTAAACACATCAAACTTCTTAGCTCCACAAGCTATAGCCATTTCTTCTCGTTTCTGTGGATTAGCATATCTTTGAGTACTGTCTTCTGAGGAAAGAAATCTTTGTTTCTCAGTTGATCTAGCTGTTTTGATTGTCTCAGAACGATGTTTCCTAATGGATTCATCTTGCCACGAAGTTTTTATTTTAATGGACATATTCTCTAAATGAGCAGGATCTTCCCACATCTTTTTAGAGAGTATAGAAGCCTTTTTTGCTATTAATTGCTTAGTTTCATCAGAATGTCTCCAATATTTTTTCCCACCAGTTGTAGCATTATAACCATTATTAAAAGAATCAAATTCTTTAATAAAGGATGTTTCAAGAGTATTTGCTTCTTCAATTGAAAGATTCTCTTTTAGAATTTCCCAATGAAAAAATTTTTCACCGTATTTCATTAATGCTAAATGAAACGGTTGATTAGTAATCCCTTTAGAAAAATCATATAGGGCATCAGAAAAGTGTTCTTGATTTCTCTTTTCTAATGTCTTATAAGTCTGTCCTATATAAACCCTACCATTGATTAAATTAGTCACTTTATAAACTATATTATTCATAGTAACTATACTTTTACTTCTTTTGTAAGATTTTCCATATCTTCGGAGACTACCAACATCCCAAGATCATATGAACATACTCCAATCCTTGCATTCCCTGTTCTGTGTAACTGAGGCTTCCCCAATTAATCTCTGGATGAAGGATTGAAAGTTGCTTCTTGAGATCTTGTTTGAAATATGAGTCCGTATAAATCAATCCATCTTCTTCAATATCCCAAGCATTTGGAGCCCAATAAACGAAAACAAATGTCTCGCTCGTAGCGACGATGAGTTCAATTTTCTTGATCTCGACAAGAACTGACTTTTTTGACCAAAAACCTTTTCCATTAGTCTTCACAACTAACTCATTTTGATTAAAATTCAAGATTGAATTTTGTTGATTCATATCTTTCTTTTTCATCTTAATTCTCCTAAATACTACAACTTGCGCGGTTTACCTATCAAATAGACCGCTTCCCATCCGGTTAGTGGTGAACGATTTGTGTAATTGTCGTTCCAAATCTATGCTTAAACTACGCGAACGTTTACGGCAGAGAGACCCTTAGGACCTTTCTGAACATCGAACTCAACATCCTGACCTTCTGTTAGAGTTCGAAAACCACCATCGTTCTGAATTGCAGTGTGATGAACGAAAACATCATCTCCACCGCCATCCTGTGTGATGAAACCAAAACCTTTTGCATCTGAAAACCACTTCACTTTACCATTTGCCATATTACACTTTCTACCTTATTATTAACGGTGGGTTAGTTACGAGACCGTTGGCCCATTCCTTCATTATGGAGGAAATCTCTTCATCTACTATTCTCTATTGGTCTCTATGTTAAACACCAGATGTCCATCACTCCAATAAGTGATGACTAAGAATCGAGTATTTTCACAAAAGTAAATCTTCTCTTTTGATGACTCATTATATTCAAATGAAAGAGCATCAGCCATAATAGCCTTCAGGACATACTCTGGAATTGTAATACTCATTCTTCAAACACCTCAACTTCGAAAGAAAAGCCTTCATCTTCAATAACTCTGAAAGAACTAGTATGAAGACCTGTAAAAATTCTTCCACTGCCCATTAAGACGAACATTCCATGACCCGGCATCTGGTTGATATCACCTAGATAAACAAAGCGATCATCTTTGTCTAGAATACCTTTATAACCTTCTTGAACTTCAGGACGAACTTGAACAATATCTAAGGGTTTCATTGTGATATTTATTTGTTTCGGAACGGTTTTAAGTAAAAGGTGCTTAATTGTTAATGAAGTAGAATATGAATAGTCATGAAACTAACATTAACAGCAGACCAAGAGGCTAGTCTTGTTGCTCTAGAAGGTGATCTTGAGATGGCGTTCTCGAACGGTGTTCAGAACAATCTCAGCATTCCTGTTTTGGATCCTATGGCTCTGTATGATGATCCTGCTGTACAAGCAGTTAAACAAGGTGTAAAGGATCCGTTTAAGTCTTTAGTTGCCGCAATGATGGTTGTATTGAATATTCAACGAGCTTTACCCGTTGGTTTAACAACTACCGTAGTTTTAGCAAAATTAACTTCATTAGGATCTGCCGGATCATTAACATTTGAAGATGGAATCTTAGTGGCAAAAACAGATCCATCATAATCTTATTTATACAAAAGGAAATTAAAAAATGGCAAACGCGCTCTACACTTTAGGTAAACAAGGTCTTCTTCATGGTAGTTTCGTGTTAGACTCAGACACAATTAAGATTGCATTAGTCTCAAGTGCGTATACAGCTAACCTTGCTACTGATGAGTTTCACTCGACAATCGCTGCTGCTATTCTTGGTACACCACAGACATTGAGTGGTATTAGTATTACTAATGGTGTTTTTAATAGTTCTGCTGCGACCTTTACTGCAGTAGCAGGTGGGTCCACTGTGAAGTACTTCGTCATTTATAAAGATACGGGCGTAAGCGCAACTAGCCCATTACTAGTCGTCATTGATACTACAACTGGGGTAACCCTTCCGTTTGCTACAAATGGCGGCGATATTACCTGGACCGCAGATAGCGGTGCAAATAAAATTTTTAAATTGACTTAATGACTAACGAACCTAAATATGTTGTTTATGTTGCTTGTGATCCTGATACTTTAGAAGTAAGGTATGTTGGATATACAAGTCTAAGTCTAAAAAAGAGGATTAGAGACCACCTGTACGTAGTGCGTAAAGGAAGTACTTATCATTCGCATAATTGGATGCGCCAAGTACTTGGCGCAGGTTTGATACCAAAGTTTGAAGTAGTACACAGAACAGATATTCAAGAAGATGCCGAAGAAGCGGAGATATTCTTGATCGCTTTACTTCGCTCTGTAGGATGTCGTTTAACCAATACTGCTTCTGGCGGCAAGATTAGCGACGGTTGGAAAGGCAAACATCGTTCATTAGAAGAAAAGTTAAAAATCTCTGCCTCAACAATTGGTATTCCTAAAACAATCGAACACGCAGCAAATATTTCTATTGGTAAAATGGGACATTTAGTTTCAGAAGAGACTAAACTTAAAATAAGTAAAGCTAATACAGGCCGATATCAGACACCAGATGAAATAACTAAAAGGGCGGCGAAGGCTTGGAAGAAAGTCGTAGATCAACATGGTACTGTTTATTCTTCTATTAAGGTTGCTGCAGAAGTTATAGGTCTATTTCCTTCTAACGTTGGATTAGCTTTAAAACGTGGCACTCTGGTTCGTGGCTTTCATTTCAAATATTTAGAAAAAGAGGAGTAATAACATGGCGTTAAGTAAAACTTGGTATTGTTCTTTCAATATGGCTCTTGCGAGCACCGGCACTGCAAATCTATGTGCCCACAGTGCTTTATGGGCGTTTGGCGCAATGCTTACAAGAAACCAATCAGGCACTGATGGTCCTGAGGGTGCACGACCAGCAGGTACTGCTTGGACTTTAGTTGGCAGTAGCAATAGTTTAACAGCAGGTATTGATGCTACTGATCGCTTACATTTCGCAGGTTCATTCACGGATGGTGATTGGATTCGAGCTGCTGCTGCGTCAGTGCATACTTGGTTCGTGTTACAGAGTCCTGCAGGACTTCTAGATGGTCCATGGTATATCTGTGTTGACTATATTGGACCGACTAATGATTTTACTTGCTCTGTTATTGTTGCAAATAGTGCTTTCTCTGGTGGTACTACTTCAGCTCGGCCCACGGCCACTGGCGAAGCTGCACTTACGTCTTTCGTGTTCATTTCAACTACTGCCGGTGCAGGCAAGACACATCTTTCAATTGATCAGAATGGCGGGTTTCGATTTTACATTTCGCGTAACAGTACCGGTTACTTTTCTACTGCTATCGGATGTGAACCTTTAGTTGAATATCATTCAGGCGATGCTGCTCGAACTATTTTTTGGGAAAACTTTCTTGATTCAGGTGTTGGTGCAATGTTG